CAGTTTTTTGTAATGCCTTATTTTTACCAGCAACCGCACTTAAAAAACCAACTGCTGCTGAAGCTAAACCTAATTGAGAATCTTGAATAGCTTTCTTTTGGTCTGCAACCGCTTGTTCTCTATCTAATTCTTCTTTTGCTGCCGCATCATCTTTAGTCTTTTTATCAGCAGCTATTTTAGCATCTTCAGCCGCCTTTTTATCTGCATCTGTTTTTACTATTCCAGCTAAATTTTCTAAATGCTTTTGTGTTAATAATTCAGTACTTAAATTATTCGCCTCTAATATTGCTTTCTTTTCGTTGTATTCCCTAGTTTCTTTTTCAGCTGGTGTTTCGTAAGATTGATTTAATGCAGTTATTATATTAAGTGCATCTTGTGCCGACTTCATATCATCAGCTAACTTTTTATCAGCAATAGCTTTTAATGCTGCCGCTTCTTCTTCTGCTTTTTTAACTGCTGCTTGTTTAGCTTTTTCTTCTGCTGCTTCTTTTTTCTCTAATGCTTTTTTTCTTGCTTCTTCTCTTTTTTCTGCTTCTTCTTTTTCTGTTTTAGTTAATTCCTTTGTACCCTCTTGAAATCTTTTTGTAGATTCATCGTAATTTTTACTAAAGTCAGTAACAGAACTTTTTGCATCTTTCCAAGCACCTGAAAAATCACCTGAAACAAGTTTTTTAATCGCACTACCTAAAGAACCTAAAGATTGAAATACAGCAGTAACAGAAGCATAAACAACACTAAACGCTTCGCTTACCATTGGTAAGGCACTAATAGCCAAATCAACTAATGTGTTAAATAAAGGTTCTACTGCACGAAATACACCCTGAAATATTTTACCTATTCCGTCAAGTAATGGTTGTAGTTTTTTAGTAGCTTCTTCATTATCTCTAAACGCTGCAACTAAACCACCAATTAAAGAAACAAACAAACCTATTCCAGTAGCTTTTAATGCGCCACCAAAACTTTGCGTTGCTACTTTTGCTTTGTTTAAACCAGCACCAACTGCGCCTAAAGGGCCACCTGCATTTTCTAAACTATCAATCCAATCAGATGAAGTAGATTTAGCTGATTTTATTTTGTCTTCTAAATCATCTATTTGGTTAAATATCTTTTTAAATTCTTCACTACCAGCAGCAGTATCTTTTAACTGTCTTTTTAATGCTTTTAAATCAGATATTGATTCACCTATATTAGAATTTACTTCTAAATCTATTACTTTCTTTTCCATTCGTTTTTAATTTGTTTAAACGCTTGTTTCCACGTTGTAGCTAATTTATATTTCCCCTTTGCTATTTCTATATTATCGTAACCTTTGCAGTGTTCGATATTATGTAGCATTTCTAATATTTGTTTAAGCATATTGATTGATTTGGATTGAAATAGTTGTTGAAACTGCTCCTTTAAAGTACTCTAGTAATACATTGTCTGTTCGATTAACGCCAGTTGTATTTGCTGGAACTGCAACATTTAAAAGTCCATCTTTGTATTGATTTCCACCGCTTGAATAAGTTCCTGCTAGGAAACCAGCCGCAGCTTTTGAACGCCACAAGTCAAAGTCCTTAATAAATACCTGCAATTCGATTGATTGCGCCGTATTGTCAAGTGTCATCGTTTGAATGTTTGTCAATCGTAATACTTCGCTGCCCTCTTGTTGTGCTTCGCTATTATCTAAAATCAACTCAAAGGAAGTTTCGCCAGTAGTTAATTCGGGAGTCATTGTATTAATTATGTACCTTTTATTTGATATAATTAATTTATCTTTTAATCTTATTAAACAAATCAAAGAAGTTGGAAGCATCGCTTTTAATTTCAATATTCTAGTGCGTTGATTAAATAGGTTTTCAATATAATCTGAATAAAAACTATCGTATAATCCATTGAAATTTATATCTAAAAACCAAGAGGAAATTTCAGCACCCCAATTCAAAGATTGAACGTAATTTAAGTCACTTCCTGCTAATTGTAACTCATTTGAAAACCTAACATACTCCGATATATCATTTGTCGTTATAGTATTTGAAATTTTAATGTCTGGCGTTACTGACTGAACTCCGTTGCAATAAATTAAACTCGGCTTTGGAACATACGCTTGACTATTTTTATCAAACATCGTAGCAGTAATAAAATCCGTTCCAGTTTCTCGGTCAAACATAAAATCCTCAAAAGGTAACGCTACCTCGTAAGTTTCAGCAAAGGCGCTATTTTGATTTTCAAAATTTAAGTCGCCATATTCTCTATTGAATAAACCTCTAAAAATTTCATTTAAAGCATTTTCAGACTTCTCAAATTTAAACGCAATACGCTTGAATAATTGTGGAGGGTTTATCTCTATGCTTTCCGTATTTACATACTCGGTAATATCGTGATTAATACCATCTAAATAATAATCGGGCAAAGGTTGCAAGTTGAAAGAAGTTTCCGATGTTGGAATTACCATTAAATTAAACATCTTTATTAAACCCTCCATAAATGAAACAACGTTAATATCAGGAACGAATGATTTTATATCGATATTTGATACTGTTGTTTGACTTGCGCTTGTCGCTTTTACTATTTGATACTCTGAATAAATTCCATTAAATCCTCCGCTAAATGGTGGCGGGTTAAAAACTCCAGTTCTTTTTATTGTTCGCTTTAATTCACTTGTAAATGTGATTCCTATTTCACTACTTACAAAAAAAGTAAACGAATAAATTGGACTTAAATTATTTGCCGTTTGATTTGATATAATTGATAATTCTTGTGTACCTACTAAATTTGAAAATGACGAAAACAAAATACCATTATTATAGACAAATACATTATAAGGATTTGCTGACGCAGTTGTTATTTTTAGCGTTAAAAATCTAGTATTTACAATAGTTGGCATATATCCCGATGGAGTTGATGGAGGATTGTAAAATTGATTTATTGATGTTGAATTAAATGTAAGTAAATCGGTTGCCAAATTTAGATTTGCAAATCCTATTCCAGTTGCAGTAGCTATAAAACCACCAAATAAAGTTTCTATTCTTGTGTTCGCATCTTTACTTGTAAAATCTATTTTTAATAATTCAGGTTTTATTGTGAAATTATCTTGATTTTTAAGATAAAGAAACAATTTACTAAAAGTCAAACTTTCAATAAATGCGCCAGTAAATGTAATTCCGTATGCTCCCTGAATATACTCTAAAACTTTGGTAACTCTTATCGCTGGAAATATCTCATTAAACAATAATTTTCCCGCAGTAGTTGAAATATTATCCGCTGCGGTTGCACCCGAAGTTAAAAATAATTTTCTTTTTGTTCCAATTAATGGGTAAAGTATATCGTAGTTATCATCTGTTACCCTTGCTTGTACATTTGCAAGGTCATAGAAGTGATTTAATTCATCGTAGTAACTAATTCTCACGCCATCTTCAAAGTACGCTAGTGAGTTTAATTTGTCGTCTTTAAAACGCTCCTTTAATTGCACTAAATTACCAGTAAAGTTTATCGAGTAACTTTCGATTTTATTGTCTGTTTTCTTACTTCCTTTCAACGACCACTTTCCAAATCTAAAAGGAATGGTGTCAATTTCAATATATCCAAAATAAGTTATTCTGTGGTCAAATGCGTCGGTTAAATTTAAAGGTAAATCTACAACCGTTGCTCCTACTTCGCTATTATACCAATGGTAAAGAATTTTGTTATTGTGGTCTGAAGCTGGAATAGTAAATGCTTTGGAGTAGTCCGTAAAAATCTTACCTAAATCCCTAAAATTTTGAATGGATGAAGTAACCGAAATTGACTCATCGGCAAACAATTCTAAACGGTGTCTAATTGGCGTTAAAACGTCATCAATTAACTCATCTATGTAAATGTATAATGCAACGTTTTTCATTTAATCTACATCGTTTATAAGGTTAAACGAGTACTCAAAATTCATCTCGTAGTTAATCATTTTATCTTTTAACCTTGTTTTCTTTTGCAAAGATTTGTCTTTTAAAGTTGCTGGCTCGTTATCGAGTAAAATAGTTTCGCTAGTCATTAACTCTACAAGTAACTCGATTGTGTTTTCATCAACCCAACCTGTGTTCAATTTAACATTTTGCTTTAAATCAAAATTAAATTCTTTGCGTTGCCCTCTTAATGGATTGTAATCAACCGCATCGGCTAATAAATTAAACCCTTTACTCTTTACTTCGTAGCTATCTGTTCTTGCTTTAAAAAATGTTAGGTACTGCCACCCACCTTTTGAGTTTATAAACGCACATTTAATCGGTGTGTAAAGACAATCGTCGCCATTTAAAAAGTAAATTTGTGGTTGTGCTGGAACACTTCCTGAAGTATCGTATCTCACTTGTACGCTATTACCGTTTTCAAGTCCAGCAGTTGCAGTTCGATAAGGTACTTTGTACATATAAATTCCAGAGGTATAACCACTACCAATAACAACTACATTTTCAATCGTTGTACCCGCCAAATTTCTATATCTGTAAATTAAATCATAAGTTCCAGTTGTAAAATCAATCAGCAAATTAAAATATTGGTTATTATCAGAACGATATATATTTACGTTTGGATTGGTTAATAAAACAACATCTGATTCAATAAATTGATTATAGCCACCTTGATAATTGTTGTACCCATTTACTGCGACAAATTCTTGTACTTCTAATTCAGTCCAGTCATCGTTTATATCTACTTTCCAATAAGTTGTAACTTCAACCTTGCGCCACATATTTGCGTCTTCATCCGTTGGCGTGATTGCACTCGGTGCGATGTTCTCGATTTCATCTTTTATGTAAGGCGAAATATTAAACCAGCAATCTCGATTGACTGTGTCAGGTATTTGCTTTTCTAGTGTTACGATTTTATTTGGTAGCACTCCCGCTGGATCAATTATATCAACCACGCATTTCGTGTAAACCTGCGTGGCTTCATCAACTAGAATTTTATAAGGACTTCTTACAAATATTACTTTCATTTTATTTCTTTTAACGTGAATTTCAAAAACGTTTCTAAATCCAACCCGTATTTCTCAACTATATTTTCATCCAAACTTTTGTAAGTCGTTTCAAATGCTTCTCTGAAAAACTTTGTCTCTGGTGTACCCTTTAAGTATATACTTCGGCTTATCATACTAACCATTTGTTTACGGCTCATAAATCGCCCATCTGCGCCCCTAGTTCCTGCTAATCCTTTGCGAACTACCCAGCTATCGATTGCAGTTCTTAAACCTCCTTTTTTACCCGTTCCGCTTCCAAACTTATAAGGAGAGTTCGGTGCTTTTGCGCTCGATATTTTTCCCTTTACTCCATAATCTAAAAACTTCCAATAATCTTCAGCGTAAAAATCAAATTCAATACTTCGAGCACTTTCTTTTGTTTCAAACCTTAACGAGTTGGTCAACTTGTTACTTGTATTATGTGAACCGTATTTGCCTCCTTTCTTTAAGTTAGACTTCGCTCGATCAATAACAAGTTTTCCGAACTCGTTTAACGCTGCTTGTACGTTATCAATCTTCACAACAAACACTCATTGCGTTGTTCGGAATTGAAAGCGTTAAATCCACTTTCCAACCGTCTAACATATTTGTAAATTCTAAAAGGATCGGAGTTAAATCTGAAACGTTTTCGATTTCAATATCAAACTGATTTCTCGTTAACTGCATTTTGGTAATAGCATAATTTATAATAGCGTGGCAGGTGTTTAAATTGTCGATCTCGTTATCGTTGCCTAGAAACTTATTATTTGATTTTACCTTTGACACGTTGCGAATATCCAGCACCGCAATCTCAAACGTGAAAGTATTGCTTTGTCCGGGTGCCGATGCGTTTAAAATATTAATGTGGGCCAGCGGAAATATATTCTTCTTTACGTTATCGATTATATCAGTTCCTTGCGTAATTGTATTCACAAAAGGAGCGCCTTTTATGCTATCTCGGATAAAGTTTAAACAAGTGTAGTATTGGTTCATTGCTTTTGTGTTTGTTTTATTCTACGTGCCTCTTCTTTGCTTTCATCAATCAAGTAAGATAATAACGTGAGTGATTCAAAAAGAGGTTCTTTTCCAACGTCTGAAATTCTAATTTTAAGTTCTCGGCTAATTGTGATAAATGATTGATACCATCCCCATCGTTCGGTAAAACTTCCTCCAAATTCAGCTTCTCCCTCTGTGCCATCTTGGGAATAGAGGAGAGGGTGGTCTGTAATAATTCGCTGAATAAACTCCAAAAAAAAACCATTGCGCCTCTTACTATGTGCATCGGTGTATCGTTGAAATTTAAAGCCAAAGATTCATCTCCGGTAAATTCTTCAATCTCGTAAAATTCCCCCGCTTTTCTTTTGATTGGTCGGTACATTACGCTTAACATCAACTCGGTTAGTTCATCTTTGCCCATACACGTATCAATCGTTGCGTGTTCCCCTAGTGATATTCGTTCCATATTAGGAATAAATCCGTAGTTAACGCCATTCATTTTAAACGTGCGTGTAAGTGCAGGAGATTGGTCGAGAGTTTGCGAAATTGTTTTTACGATATCTGCAAATTCAATCGCTGGAAGTTTCATCACATCGCTAACTTCTATATTGCAAAAGATAGCAACCATCTGAATGCAAATGTAAGTTTCATCGTCTGCATTATCGGCTACGACTTTTTGATATCGCTTGTACTGCGATAGGGTTATCTCCTTTAAATCTGTTGGAATTACTACTCTCATACTTATAAGACTAAAAATTTGTGTTTTGTTTTATGTTATAATAACTTTTCGTGTTGGCTTTAATTCAAAATAGATGCGCATCATTAACGCATCGCTATAATCTGGAGATCGGCCTATCTTCTTTTTGATTTCATCTTTGCTAATAATAGCAATTTTTGAGGCATCAATTTCTTTGGCCAGTCTTACCATTTCTAACTCTTCTGTAAGTTGCCTTTCTTGAAACTCGTTGCAGTCAATATAAATTTCATTTCTGTTTATCACCTCCGCCAATTTGTAATAACATTGCGTTTTGAGGTTAACAAAGTTTTCTTCTTTGTTATTGTACTTTATTGGCCTTGCATTATTTGTAAATCCTATGCATTTAAGATAATCTTTAACGCCACCTCCAACGCCATCCTCATCAACTATAATATTGTTTCGGTTTACGTTGTATTTTGCGGCCAATTCATTTATTGCATCAACGCTTTGGTTAACTGTTGAAACTTGCATTTCTATTATTTCACAAACTCTAAAACCATCCCAAACAAAAATAACGGTTTTATCTTTTCCCAATCGCGCAATATCGGCAGTAATAAATTTCACTCCGCTTTCAAGATGTACATTTGAGAATAATTTAATAATACTTTCATTCATTACTAACTGGCCTACATCTTCTGACTGCTCGGCCTCGTAAAGTTCTTTAAATATCTTTTCGGGCAAATCTCGTTTGGCTTGTAATACTTCCTCCTCATCAATTATCCCCTCGGCCACCGCATCCCAACAAGTAACTCTAAAATATTCGTACTCTTTATCATTTCGTGCTTTCTCTTTTAGTTTATGCACCCAATTAGAAATGCCACCAAAGTTTCCAATCAATTTGCAAGGTGCGTTTGTGGATGTTAATGTTGATCGCAAAGCAAACCACGCCTCTTCTCTTGCTCTCGGTGCTTCATCAAATACGCACGCGTAAACATCTTCCCCATAAAGGTTATCTGGTTTCTCTGCTGACTTAAAATGTATTTCAGCACCATTTGGGCAATAGATAATTAAATTAGTTTCATTAAAGCGATACATTTTTGTCGCTGATAGGTATCTTCTTAATCTATTAAATGCTATTTTTGATTGATTAAATACTGGAGCAACCCACCAAAAGTTACGGCCTTGAAAATCTTGCCCCTCGTGTGCTTTTCCGTATAACCAAATAATATGCGAAAACGTTTTACCTACCTTAGTCGATGCCTCGGTAATAGTAAAACGCGCCTTTGAGTTTAGTATTTTCTTTTGGTAACTCGTTAATTTTGGTGGTATTATTTCCATTGCGACATATCTACAATCGGAATTGCTCCATCGAGTTCGATTGTTTGATCTGGTTTTCCTAATGTATATTCAAGATACAGTTTAGCTGCTGCAATATCTTGATCTGCTATTGCTTTGTGTTTAACCATATTCAAAACGTTCTTAACATCTTCGGGAGTTTGGCTTTCAGATATAACCTCTCTAAAAGCGTTTTTCCTTTTGTCAATTCCTTTTGCTTTTGTACTGTGGCCTCCGTTTTCTTTTCTTTTATCCATAATTAATAGAAATTAACTATTAAATAATTTATCTAAATCCTTAAACATTATCGCCATAACCTTTTCGCTTTTGGTGTTGGTGTTATCCAAGCCGAAGTATTTAAGATACAATGCTGGGATGTTAGGATTATCACTATTAAACGCTTCGCAGTCCTTACAATCAATTTTACAAATTGGCTTTTTGTGAGTCCATTTATCCATTGTAAATTGTCTGTCCTCACATTTAGCGCATTGCTTAATTCCGACTGCCTCTGTAATCTCTTTTACTATTGTTCCGATTTTTGGTTTTTTACTTGCCATATCAATTTTTCTTTTACCATTTTATTAATTCTGTGAACTGTTTGGATGTGTATTCCTGTTTGCCTTGAAAATGGTCGTTGCCCCTCTAATGTTGAGCAAACAAACATTGTTTTTTCGTACCACGTTAACCGCTTTGAAATTTCATCAAACTCTGGCAGCGTAACGTATTCATCGTCAATAATCTCAAACCTTGTAAAGTCATCGATTAGTATTTCTTTTGTCTTTAAACTATCGTAAAATAAATTTCTTAAAATCGTGTAAATGTACGAATTATTTATATTCTTAAACGTATGCGCTTTTAAGTACATCTCCTGCACAATATCGTCAGCAAGGTCTTTGTCTTTCGTAATTTTGAAAGCCATCAATCGCCAGTCGCTATCTCGTTGTGCAAGTTGTTCAATCACATTGTATTCATTTTATATCTTTATTAAATTTGTGTTTTACAAAATCTAATAAATTATCCATATTTTCAAAAACATAAGGAACTGGTCTCATAACTGCGGAAGACAAATCCTCATTTATCCGAACCATATATCCATTTTGTGCAGGTTCTATTGTAATTCTATTTGTAATACGTTCTAAATTTTCCATCATTCAAATGTATTAATTATTTTCTAATGTTTTACTTTTTATTCTCACTCGCACCCAGTCGGTAACATTTTGCTTTGGATCGAGGTCAATTATATCATCATAAATGGTGTTATCTAAATCCTCTTTTCGGCAAATTTGCCTAGCGTGCCTAGCATCGATATTATGCTCCATTCTAAAATTATCGTAAACTCCTTTATCTGTGGTTAAAATTGCAATCATTTTTCTCCTTTTTTAATTAAATAATAAAATAACCAAATCAATTTTGGTCTTATAAATTCGTATGCTGCTACAATTAAAATATACTTCATATTTTATATAATTTTGATATATTTTCATTTATTCCATAATCTAATAAAATGTAATTGTTATTTTCTATTCCCCAGTTTTCAGGTTTGTAAAGATCGCAGTTGTCAAAATCAAATTCAGGTATTAATTCTTTTATGAGCCATACTTTTGTGTTTGGAATTATTTTGACTGGGTTATATCTTTTTTGACAAACTATTCCAAAATACATCCATTTTAGTTCTGCTAAACAACCAATTTGTTTATACTTATCCCAAATGTATTTCTCATTCAATCCTTGTAAATAACCTCTTTTGGAAATTGGTATTTTTATAACTACATTCTTGAGTATTATTACAATCCTAGTTGAATATTTTAATGAAATCATCTTACTTTTTGTTGTTACATAAACCCTATTTTTTAGGGTTTATCTTGTTGTAAAAGGTTAAATTTTTTTGAATTGTTCAAACCATTCATCAGGAGTAGGAAACTCACCTTTATGTAGTGCTAACGAGGATTGACTAATAAGAGCTAGTCTTGCTCCTTGTTCATAAGCAAGTTTCATATCTTCCTCACTATAACTTCTTTCTTGTCCTAATTTATAACCATCCAAGAAACATTGTTTTCTCAGTTCATAAAGTTCATGTGAGCTATCTTTAACATATTTATATAAAGATTCTTCAAGTGTTTCTTGTTTCATAAGTTTATTTGTATTTTATATGTAGCACAGCTTAATTTGTGATTTGCTACATTTTGTCCGCAATTTTTACAAGTTCCATTGTGCCAAAATAGATCGCAGTTGTAAGCATCCGCCTCTCTATTAGTATTTACCCAGCTTTGTCTAAATTTGTCTGATGGCGCAGTAAATCGATAACAAATAGTTTTTGAGGGGCAAAGGTGGTCGGAGCATTTACTTATATCAGCCATTTTTAAATAATTTTAACGATTGCTCGTGGTTAAACTTCTGTACAAATTTATCATTATAATCAAACTCAAATCCAAAAAAGCTATTGTCATCCGTATAAACAAAAACATAAAACCAATGCCAACAATCAACTCTATTAATCCACTTGCTAGGTACTTGTAAATTCTTTGCAATAGCCGATAACCTGTAAGGTCTGCCCAACTTTGAAAGTTGAGGCGTTGATGTTAAATTGAGGCTTCTATAATCCATAACCTATCTATTTGCTTTTGACAATGTTCTATACTTGTTCCTGTTCCCATATACGATTTTTCCCAAAAGAAATCAAAGACTACTTCACTTGAAGTATAATCTCGCTCGATGTTGTAACCTCTGTAAATCATCGCGTATAAACTTCTCTTATTTCGTAATTCTCATAACCTTTTAGCTCCGCTCTTAATTTAGCGTGTTCTTCGGTTCTGTAATAATTTTCAGAGTGTTGGTTCTCTTCTGTCCAGATAAAAAATTGTTTTCTCATAATGTTATATTTTAATGTTTGAACAAATATTAAAAGAATTTTTTTATTAAACTAATTTTTTAACATAAAATCGCATTCGTAGTCTGTCCAGACCTTGCAATCAAAACCGAGATCGGTTAATTGCTTAATTCTTAATTTTTGTAATTCAGACAAAACGCCACTGGGTTGCTTAACTTCTATAAAAATAACTTTGCCATCTTTAAGGCACATTAAGTCTGGAATACCATTGCAAGAAGTTTTAATTAATTTAACTACTAAATACCCCTTTTCTTCCAACTTCTTTTTTATTTTGGTTTGTATTTTTGATTCCAGCATCTTTTTTAAATAGGTTAAGTGTATAATCTTTTTTTTGCAAAACTGTTTTATAAATTTTATATTCTATTCCTCCTTTGGAAAATAACCAAAATATCTCGTTTTCTTTTCTTTGCATTGTAGTAAGTCTATCCCTACTTTGCCAATAACTGACACTTGAAAAATCAATATTGTAATAGACTAAATATTTTGCCTCTTTTAAACTTATTCCCTCACGCCCAGAAACAATTTGTAAAGCGATACATTTGTCTGTTGTATTAAACTGCTCTAGGTTATCGGTTAACTTATTCCCTAAAATCGATTTTAAGGCATTAAATTCCTCTTTAAATTTATAAAATATACCAATCTTTACTTCTTTAAAATTATCTCTTATAAACTCCGCTTTTGAGTAGTCAATTACTTTGCTCGTGCCATCCTCAAATTTACACGTTCCACTTGAAAGCTGGTGGACTTTCTGCATTAATTTAACGCCAGTATCGGCTAAAATTATTTGTCCTTGTGGATTTTTTACAACCAAATCCTTTTTAAGCCTTTCAATAATTTGATAGGTAATTGGCTTCATCTCAACCTCCAAAACCATTTCATTAACTGTTGAAGTAAATCCCGCCTGTTCTTGAGTAAAAGTTAAGATAAAGTATTTAATTCGCCTATCGATGTGTTTAATATCGGCATCTGAATAATCATTTACTTTGGCATAACCAAGATGTTTAACTTTTACATTTACAAAATCTGCCGCCCATTTATAAAAGTTTGTATATTCTTTGAAAGGACTGTTATCACTTACCCAAAATTGATGATACCATTGTGAGTGACTTTCAGCGGTTGGCGTTCCGCTTAAAAATATCATTGGTAAATGCGAATATTTTTGCTTAAATAATTTTGCTACTGCGTTCGGTTTAGGGTATGCACCAAATCGGTGGTGTTCATCGTGGATCACTAAATCAAACTCTTTATTGACCAAATGTAAACTCTCATCGTTTATAATTGTTAAATCAAAGTCAAATCCAAAGTTGTCGTAATCCCATTGAATACTGGATATTGCTTTCTTTTTTGTTAAAAACAATACTCGCTTAGCTTGAAATAATTTCGCGGTCTGGAGTGCGGTTAATGTTTTGCCGACACGAACCTGAAGTGCGAAATAAACTAAACCCTTTCTTTTTAAAATATCACAACCTTCAGTAGCCAACTTGACTTGATAATCTCTAAGTTGTAACATAATATTTATTTTTTAAAACATTATAAATAACAGTAACATTCACACAATATTTATTTGAAAAATTTTTAACATTACTATTTTTTCCTTTTACACAATTTTGCCTAATATCAATTAAATCAAATTCTGTCAATTTTCTATTTGAATTTATTTTACCTAAAACATCATAAGAGTGCCTTTCATTTTCTGAATAAGATACCCATTCTAAATTTAGAATATTATTGTTTTTTCCATCTCCATCAATATGATTTACACAAGGTTTATTTTCATTATTTGGAATAAAATACATAGCTACTAATCTATGTACTTGGTATCTTTTTTGAATATTATTCTGACTTAAAGTAACTCTTTTATAAATTTTTCTAACCAATTCTTGATTTAATAACTTTTCTTTGTAATTAGTTACCATACCATTAGAATAAATAATCTGACATTTCTTTCTTCTTACACTTCCATAAGACGACACTTCATAATTGTTAAAATCATTAATTGTTTTCCAAACTTCCATAACATTAAAATATAAAACCCGATTAAAACAGAGTAGGACATCTGTAATAATCGGGAATTGTAATAAATTTTGTTAGCAGTCCTACTTGCTTTTTCAAAGATACAAAATCATTTTCAATAATTAAAAGTATTTTTGGCTATTTTAATAGCCAACTAAAACATTATATCGTTATCTTCATCCTCTTTTATTATTCCGCTTTTGATAATAAACCATTGCATCCCGTTGGAAGTATCGCTTATGTATTCAAAGCCCATAAATGAACAATATTTTTGAACCCACAAATTAAACTTCTTACGTGTAAGCCATTTTTTAAAGTCTGGATATTCCTCCACAAACTTGTCAAAAATTATCTTTTTATCTAGCCTTTCATTTTGTAGGACCACTTCCGGATCCTTTATAAATTCGTAGAACTCCATAGCAGTTTCAGCAATAAACTTCCGCATCTTAATATTCTTAGCATTTTGCTTAACTAGTCCACTACTTAAAAATAACTGCAAACAATAAACCATATAATTATCAAACTTTTGAAAGTCTGTTATATCCCAATCATCAAATAACTGGCGTTTAAACTCATCCTCTGGAGTTAAGTCCTTTCCGTAATATTGCGCTATCTCCAACTCGTATCTTCTTCGGTCGTGGCTATTACCCTCCCCACGAATAGCGTAATTTGTCGATATAACCAACTTCGGGCTTTCGTGTACATTTAACTTAATTGCATCCTTATTTTTACGCTCCAAAGTCAATCCCTCTGTTACCAAACTAAACTTTTCCTCAAAATTAAAGTTCTTAATAACATCATCAAACACTAAAATCTTTGTATCTAGTGAAACGGTTTGATAAGGAAAAGACTTTTTACCATCAAATAACTTACCATCGATAATACTTGTTTTTCTTATTTGGCTAATACCTTGCACAAAAACTCCTTTGCCGGTTCCTCCCTCTGGATTCTCTGAAATAACTTCATCATTTAAAATTATAGCCTTATTATTTGAACGATTTTTGTAAGTTGATATTAGGTAACCTATAACGCTCTCGGTTGGTAGTTCGGATTCGTTAGATATATTCTTAATAAAAGATTTGTAGTCATTATCAAATTCATCCAATACCACAAAATCACGATCCAAAATGTGATTTTCCCAAATATAAAAATCAACATCGATGTAATCAATTAATTTACACTCGTTTTTTGTTACTTCTAAGACACCATTTTTGTAAGCAATATAAGATTTGTGCCGGTCATCGTTTAACATCTTTAAATCGATTGATTCAAGCATTAAAAGGAAGTTTTCATTAAATAAGTTTTGATATTTAGCGCAGTAGTTCCACACTTCAAACTCTTTTTTATCCAATAGGTAATTAAGAACAAAGTCTTTGATAATTTCAACGGAGGTAATTCGCACTTTATTTGAATTAATATAAACCCAAGTTGGCTTTTGTGTATCGTTTGGGTAGTGTTTTTTATATCCGTTGCGCTCTAAAAAAAACTTATACTTTAACGCGTCGATTGTTACCTTTTCCTTTCCGCTTTTATCGCAGGAAGTGAACCAGAAATCGTCGTGTTCTAATACTTCCTTTATTTCATCAAAAGTATCCTCCGTAATACCGTATTTTTTAATTACTGCATCTTTTCCTCTTTTTAAATCAACTCTAACCTTATCAATTTTTTGGTAATCCTCAAAGAATTTACTATCAAAGTTGCGTTTTTTATATCCGCTTTTGATTGTGGTCTTTGCCTCTGCTTCTGAAAAATCTCCAATTACAACGTTGTTAATAATATAATTCTCGGCAGTTGTTTGGCTAACTCCATACTCGCAAAACATTCCAGCCAAATCAAAAATAAAGGCGTTTCTCTCTCCCTCTACAAAATCTTTTTTCCAATCAAAAGACATTATCTTTTCAATTATCTTATCTTCATCGGTTATAGGTATTAAAGGAGTTTTTTCTGTAACGCTATAACCTACATCAATTAAGTTTGGTGCAAATTCAATAGCATCGTAATTAATAAATATATTTGGATCGTATGATTCGTAACAAACCCTATCAACATTTGAGCAAGACTTATCCCAATAATCAAAATCAAACTCTTTTTGAAATGCAGTAAAATACTTTGGATGCGTTTCTTTATTTGCGTTTGGTATTTTTACTACTCCTTTAATTCCTTTCCCGGATGGGGAAGTAAATAAAAGTAAAAAATGAGGATTTCGCTCAAGTATCGCCCGATGCTCAATCATAACCTGCTCGTTTTCGTATTTGTCAAAATCAACACACATAAGTCCGGAATGATTAACAAGGCTATTTCCGTTGCGCTCTGAAAATTCTCCAGCAAATAAAATGCAAGGCAATTTCTGTTTTATAAGGTCTGCATCTTTTTTATTGGTTGCATTTCTAACTTTGTCAATAATTGTAATTGACTTACCAACTTTAATGCGTTGGATAATTTTTTCTAAATCTACAATGTAGGGTACATCCTTAGATTTTAAAAGGTCTTTAAATACTGAAATTTTATATTCCATAAATACATAAAAGGTTAATGCCACTCAAACACGCTGGAAGTCGTGAAAGAGTGGCATTGATAATTTCTTATAATAGCTTCCAGACTACATTCGCAAATATAAAAATAAAAACCAATATAAATACAATAGTAAACATTTTTTTTTATAGTAAACATTTTATTTAAAATGATTACTTAAATAACTCAATAAAATAGGCAGCTAACAAAGCAAAGTAAACATAGTAAACATTTATTTTGATTTTGATACCCCCCCTATTAAATTTATAAACTCTGTTTTGTAAAGGGTATAGGGGAAACACTCATAATGTTTACTATAATAAAAAAAGCCACCGATTAAGGTGGCTTTGATTAGTTGTGTTGTTTGGCGTTTAGAAGTCTAATCCATCATCATCGGCATCCTGCATATCATTAAAGTCTTGTGCTATATCTCCATTTAATACAACATCAATATCTGCTTTTGCTAAGTATGTTTTAAGGTATGATTCCAATATGTTGAACGCTTCGTCTGCCATATTAGCTTCTTCATCTGAAATAGAGTTTACAAAAGAGAAACTTGGTGTTGAGAACTTAACTGCTCCTTTTTTACCATCTTCTGCTTTGGCAACTATTACCCATTCATCAGCAAGTCTGTTGCGTGTTTTCTGCGTGAAATCTCCCCACTTTTGAACTCCAGATCCTTTAAGTGATATATTAGCTAGTGAACCATCCTCAAGCATTACATAAATAGACTTGGTGTAATGTCCTCCAGCAGCTACAACTTTATCCTTAATGTCTTTGTAATAACCTTTGGCAATTTCGTTACCCTTGAAAGGTTTAACTGTCATTACTTCTTTTGAAATGAATTTCACTTCGTTGGAGTAAATATTGCTTGAGGAAGCATCATTCCAACCTTTAATAGTGTGCAATTCATCTAAGACTAAGAACTTAAAAGGCAAAGGTATTTCTACATTTTTCTGCGCTTCTTTGTCGTAATAGTTGAAACATTTGTCGTTTGATTTCCACTCGATAAATTTAGTGGCTGGATTTGTTTGTGGTTGTGCAAAGGCTGCACGTCTGTTTGAAGTACTCATAATAAAATATTTGTTTATGGATCGGAGTTAAGATGCCCGAACCTTGCATCGGTTAATTATGAAATGTAAATATAGTAATTTAAAATGATATAGCCAAACTACTTTTGCGAGGCGTTGTTGATACTTTAGGCACTTGTACTCCTGCCTCATCGTATATTTCATTATGCGATTTCAAAGCTAGTTTAAGAAGTTCCTCACGTTCTTTTAACTCTCGGTTAATATCACTCCAAACTTCGCAATCTTTGTAGTTAATTGTTTCGCCACCGCTTCGGTAGGTTCCTTTAAGTCCGTAAGCCTCAAAGTTTTCTTGTGGGAGTACTTTTAAAAGTTCAGCGTTAATCACTTCCAACGCTTCGCCCATTCGTTTGGCTTGCGCTAGTAGTTCAAATTTGTCTGTTTCTCCAGCGTCTAATAAATCTTTGATGAATGTTTTTGCAGATAGCTGGATCTCAAGTCGGTTTGGTAAAAAGTTTTGCGTGTCAATCTCTTGTTGGCGCATTAACTGGAATAAATCTTTACTCATAATGTTTAATTAAAAAATCCTAACTTAAATCCTACTGGTCAGAGTAGGCAAAATTAGGATCGATTATAGTTTTTTTATCAATCTCTGACCAGATTGTTTTGCAAATATAGAAAACTTTTTTAATTACACAAATAATTTAGTTTGATTTGTGTGATTTTGTATTCTTTGCATTGCTTTATCAAAATACTCTTTGTCTAATTCGCAAGCGATTAAATCAAATCCGTAATCGTGGCAAGCTATTGCAATACTTCCACTACCTAAATGTGTATCAAGTATTTTATCTCCTTGCTTTGCGTATTTATCAAGTAGCCATTTATAAAGTTGTTGCGGTTTTTGTGTTGGATGTATTGCTCCACCTATTTTTTGTATTTCGCATCTATTATACTCTACTACTCTTAATGCTTGTTGAAAAGAAGTATAAGCAAGTTCTCCATCAGAATTACAAATTCTTTGTCCTTTATCCCAAAATAACCAACCCATTGAACTTGGTAAAAATTTGGTGAAATAATTAGCACCCCAAATAATTTGATTTTTAGAAACTCTAAATAATTGATTAAAATACTTTTCAGTTGGTATTTCATTATCCCAACCCTTAAATTTATATTCTTTTCTTCCACCGTGTTTGCTTGTGCTTTTTCTTGAACCGTCAAATCCAATTCCATAAGGCGGATCTACAATAGCCAAATCAAAATAGTTGTCTGGGTAACGTGCCATTAAAAGCATATTGTCCTCGTTTGTTATTGTAAGGCTCATAAATAACTCTTTGGCGTATAATTTAACTTACTTTCTACTAAAATGCACTCGTCATTCTGCTCCCACTCGTCTAAAATTCTGTTAATCTTTTTAGATGATATTGCCATTCGATTAATAAATGTTTGTCGCCCGAAGTACTCGAACCTAAACCATAATTCAATGATGGTTATTTTGAATCTGCTATAATCTTTTCTTCTATCCATTATTTCCAATCTTCATTAAATTCTTGTATAATCTCTTTTGGAAAAAATAAGATAAAAACTATAAATATTAACATCATTAAAATATATCCAGCTAGTAAGCTACAAAGCACTATATTATCTTCTATAAAATCCATTTGTCAAGTTGTTTAGTTGTTCAATAGGGTTTTGGAATATCTCGTCAAAGACTTTAGTCGCTTCATCGAGTTGAGTAGGTTCTAATACTTCCGCATCTTGCACCTCCCACTCGTTAATGAGTGCTTGCATTAATTCCCTAGCTTGTTGTAGTTCGTTTCTTAAACGCTCGTTTTCTTGTCTTACTGCGTTTAACTGTTGTGCTTGAAATCTTATTAAATCTTCCATTATTCTACGTCTTTTAAAAGGTTTGATATTATTGTTGCTAATCCGTTATTGTCGTACATTCCATCCGCTAGAAATTTAATCTCTTTAATGTAAATTTCCAAAGTAATCGCTTTTTTCATCCACTCCATTTTCTCATTAAATAAAGTGTTTGCAAGTTGCTCGTATCCGTTTGGATCGTAGTTAGTTTCTTTTTGGTTCGCTGGGTGTAGTGAGTTTCCAACTCCTAACACATCGTAATCGTAATTCATAATTATTTAAAGGTTTGATTATAATACTCTTTTCCTATTCTGTTTTGATCTTCACAAGCTACATCAAACGCATCTATTATCTGTTGCTTTTCTAGTTCTAAAAATTCATAGTAATCATTTATAAATTTTCTACCATCTACCGAATGTAAATTAAATAAATTCGGATGTTCTGTTTCTAATCGTGAGAATAACTCCTGCATTGCTGTTTTCATAATTAGTATCTAAATATTATTTGACTTAAAAACCAAACCGCTGCGCCAAACGCAATTAAATACTGCCAATCATTTTTTTGAAATCTGTTCATAATAAATGTTTTTTAAAGTTTGATGAGGCAAATATAGAATCTAATTTGGAATAAAAAAATTTTTTTATATAAAATTTTTATTGTAGGTTTGCAAAATGAAAATATCCCACATTAACACAATCCAAAATCCGAAGTTTATAATAGTGCGGCAGTATAACAATTCTATTGTAACTTTGCCGAGTAATTTTCGAGTGATGGAGGAAAATGCAATAGGTTGCTGGCGTGTGCGGATCATCGAAAAAATACCAAAGGAATATAAACAAACAAATAATATAGTATGGCAGGAAGACCAAAAAAAGGAATAGAGAAAAGAGAACCGTATAACGGCAAACTTGAAAAGTATAAAATCGAAGTGATCGGAGGCACAAAGGAATGTAATCGACTGGCTTATGAATATTTAACCAAAAGATACAATGAAACAAGATAACGAGGATATTATCATTTTAATAGTTATGCTTTTACTAGCGATAACTTATGGTTTTTTAGTTTGTTGGTAAATAAATAATTTATACATTTGTCATTCATAATGTTTTGGTTTGATAATTAGAAAAGCCGCTATTAATCTAGCGGCTTTTTTATTTCATCTTCAATCGGTGGTATTCCGTTCCATTTGTTGACTGGTTTCTCAACTCGCACCCAATAGATGCCTTGTTTAATCCACTCGTACTCCGGTATCAAATCATCGGAAATTTAAGATAGCCTTTAAATCTTCGGTAAGCTAGATAAATAGCCAATAGGATCAACAGCCACAACCACCAAAGTTGAATTATAAAAGTACTCCAGTTGAATTGTTCCTTATAAACTATCTTTGTGCTTTCAACTTTATTGACTTCAATCTCGTTTGTGAGCGAATCAACTACGATTTTAGCAACTGTTTTCTCGTTTACTACTATTGTATTGTCTTTTCTTTTTTTCTTGCTTATACGAGCGTTTTTGTACTTTGTTACTTTGCCCTCATTATTTATAATCTCGATTGGTTTGGTGCTATCAACCGCTTCAATAATTATTTCTTCACTTACAACGTCAAATTTAATCGAAGTGCTATCGGTGGAAGTGCTATCTGTTTTGGTAACTGCAATAGTTTTGGCGATGCTATCTGTTTTTTTGTCGCTTTTATCTACTATTTTTGCCCCGCAGGAAACGAGTAAAAGTGCCAGTATTATTGATCTCATATTAAACGATTTTATAGTTGATAATGCGGATGTTTTTTAACTCGTAATTACCATCTTTATCAGTTTTAACGTGTGCAAATCCGTGATTGTAATTATTGTAAGGCGCATATTCTGGTTCAAGTCCACAAAGACAGCCAGTCGACCAGGTTGTTACTACGTTTCCGCTCAAACTTTTCTCGGTATGTTCGCTAGTTCTATGGTGATGCCCCACTAATGCACTCTCCTTAGCTTTTAAAAACAATCCCCTCGCCGGATTAACTGGAGGAGCAAATCCTCCGTACCATTCGTGTCCGTGAAGTATTGGAAGTTTACCCGCCATTGCGATTTGTTTGTCTTTGACTAGCGTAACCCCAAACTCTCTAAATCTTAAAATTTGCTCAAGTTTAAAATCATCAATTCCTAATAACTCGGGCGCCTTTAGCATTAAAAAATGTTCCCATCTCGCCTCGTGATTTCCTATTTTAAAATAAATCGGACATTTAAACATCTCTTGCAAAAGTTTTAAAAAATTTCTAGTTATTTCCAACTCTCCAGCTAGGTCCCGAAGTCGCCTATCTTTGGTAAATCGGCTTGCTTGGTACATATCAATAGTATCTCCATTCAAATAAACCGCATTAACCTTATTTTCAAGTCCATAATTCAAAGCTAATGTAAGCGCCTCATTGTCTTGGTAAGGCAAATGAATATCGGATAAAACTAGTATGTTGTTTTGCCCTCTTGGAATAATAAAAGGTTCTGTTTTTTGGTAGTCTGTTTCTGGCAGTTCGCTAATGCCACGCATTGCCAATTTTTTTTCTTCGGGCGTTCTAACTGCGGTGGGAGATACTTTTGAATTTTTTTTACTTTCGCATCTGTATTGCCGCACCATTCCCCTAACTCCCTCCAAACTTGTAAAGTCCAAAGGGTTTTCTGTAAAAATCATTCTGCAAATCGCCATCGTTGTGGCTTTTGGAAACTTTTGCAAATACGATAAAATAATATCCTTTTTGTAAGTTGCCGCGTTTTGATTTCCTTTTACGCTCATAATGTTTTGTTTGGTTTTTTAAGCAAAATATAACTTCGCTTCTTTTGCACGCCTTTTAGTAAGTCCGTTAAGTACTTTGCCTCCAGCTTTATTCCATTTTGCAAACTCCGCAGCAATTGTCGGATCGTTTGGGTTGATGTTTACCTTTTTTAAAAGTGTGCTTCTACCTAGAGAAGTTACGCCCAAATTAAAGGCAAAGCTAACCAATGCGTTAAATTGATTTTGTGTAAGTTTTGATTTGATTAATTTATCTACATCGGTAGCAAACTTATCGGCAGTTTCTTTTAGCATCCATTTTGCAGTTGCCAAACTTATCGGCTGGTCTTGCATCGTAACTTTTTTAGAACTAGGATAAAATGTCGATCCGTAACCTATCGTGGCTACTTTGGCACTACACAAATACGGAACTAAAGACAATCCCTCAAACTCTTGAATTAATTTGTACCCGCTTTCGTCTAGCTTCATTACTTTAATTTTTTGTAGTTATCGAAGTCAGTTTTTAATCGGTCATACAACCCTTTCAACTGCTCATAGTCTTTTGCCAACTTTTGAGATTTTTGCAATTCTTTGGCGTGTAGTTTTTGAATGTCGTTAAACTCTCGTTGCAAGGTAAGATTGTGTTTTTTTAAATCTGTAACTTCCTGCATTACTTCATTCATTCGAGATTGGTAGACTAAAAGAAAATCATCGTACATCGTTTTCATCGTTGAAACTGCATCTTGTCTTTGTTTTGCTCTACCTCCAAAGAACCACGCAACCGGAGCAGTTAATGTCGCTAAAATTGCCTCCCAATATTCACTAAAAAAATTTACCATAACAAATGTGTTAATATTACCCCTATAATTAAAAAAAACTCGCCAACCCACAAATCTTTATCGCTTTCAAATTTTTCAAGTTCGCCAATAATTCTGCCGCTTTGTTGGAATGATTCAAAAGAAAATAAGAAAATGAACCCTATAAATGATGGAATGAATATTTTAAATGCTATCTCAGTTGCAACGTATGTATCGCTAATTGTTCCGCTAATTGCCCAATACAATATGCAACCTGCAATAAACGCTATTGGTGCGTGTAAATGCCATCGGTTAAGTATTATCATATCTAAACTCTTTATGTCCCTTAAAATCGATTGTATTATCTTTTTCATTACGCATTAAGTAAAGTTAATAATTCGCTTTTTTCTTCTTCACTCATTACTTCAACTTGTCTAGTAACTAAATCTATGATAACCTCGTTTACTGTCAAACTTGGCGCAATTACTTCTTGTTCAACTTCTATTTCAAACTCTATTGTTTCAAATAAAAGTCCTTGTGGAATATCACTCAAATTTAAAGTTTCAATACTTTGGTTTCCGATTGTGTATTTATATTTTATCATCTTGCAGTTGTGAATGTTTGTTTAAAGGATAAATAATCAGCGTACATATTAACAGAAGTCAATCCCGTTGTTTTTTGCATACCGTTTAAAAAATACATTGCAGTTGTTGTAGCTGGAATATTACTAGCGTTCGTTGCTACTAAAGTATCATTTATGTAAAAACCTACCGATGTTGCATTTGCATTTATTTCTATTCGTAATTTTGTCCAAGCACTAGCAGTAACCGCAATAGTTGAATCAGTTGATGTTCTTGTACCTGCATTTCCTGTTACACATTTCCAATTAGGTGATGCACCAATTCCACCACTTGCAAAAACTCCGCCCTCATCGTAAATAAAGCTAATTAAATTGTTGCTCGTTGTTATGCTTGAACCAGTATAAAGTCCAAACACATTAACAAATCTATTGGCTAAAGTTGAAAGTGTTTCTATATTGATTAAAACCTCGTAAGAAATAGCACCACTACCAATAAAAAACGTAGGTGTATTTACCGAACCTAATCTATAACTCGCATTTCCAGTAATCAAAGTACCAGTAGCAAGCTGAACAACTCCTTGTTGATTTGTTCTATTAGGATAAACGCCAGTTATTCTAGTAATTGAACCAGTACCAACCCCAGACATTGTAACTCCAGTTGATGTTGCAATTCCAGCATTATCATTCGTTCCTAAAAAGTCATCAAAAAATATAATTCCCTCTTTTCTTTGAAAAGTAGAAAAATCATTTTGCTTTGCATTAAATGTACTCCAATCAGCAGCACTTAAAGCACCTCTATTTGTAGCAGAGGCAGTTGGTAAATTAAATGTATGTGTTTCTGTAACAGAACTAATACCAAAATCAGTTCCGCTTGTTCCAGTTGCTAAATTCTGCACTTGCGCTGTAAGTCCATTTAATGCAGTAAGTCCAGTTGAGAAAGTTGTTATTACTTGGCAAAGATGGCTGTTCTCTGTGTGCAATTTAATTGTTCTACCACTGTTACTAACATAAATCCTTACCGCTAATCTGTCCGTTGCTAATAATGTCGTTTGTGGAACTGCTAAAGCACTTACATATAAATCTGTATTTGTTCCACCAGTAATAAATTCTGGATTTGCTGAATTACTTGCAATTAACGATAAAGTAGTACCATTCCATTTGTATAATTCAATGTAAAATGATGGCGAACCTCCATTGCTTGAAGCACTAAAATAAGTTTCAAAATTCCAATTTCCTGCTGGTATCTCTAATTGATTTGGTACTCCAGCATCAGTTATAAAAGATTGAATATAACCATTTGCATTTATTGTAAAATCAGTACCTGCACCTAAAATTGGCGTTCTATCCATTTCTCTAAATGCAACTCCACCAAATGTGCCTTGTGAAACTGAACCATTAAGATAAAAAGATATAGAAGCACCACCGCCTCCAGCAATATCAGAAAGCATTGCAAAAGTTCCGCTTTTGTCAGGTAGTTGTTGCGTGTAATTACCATCAACTAAATCAGTTTTAATTTCAACTGAACCAGTCAAAGTACCATCTGAACCACCTAATGCAATTAATGGCTTTGCACTTGCGCTTTGTAGTGAAATATTATTAGAATTTAGTTGTACATTTTCACTAGAATTACCACTTGTCATTAACAATTCTCCGCAAGATAATGAACCATAATTATTATTATTAGTGTCATTTAATTCAATTAAAGAACCATTGACACTTTCAACTTGTAATGTTAATGTATTATCGTTATTTGCAACTTGAATAAAAGATGTTCCAGTTTCTTTACTTACTGTGATATCATTTGTAGTTGTTGCGCCCTCATCTGTTACCTCTTGAAGTGTAGGAGTTGCACCAACGCTATATAACTCCCATTCTGCTGCGCCCTCTGTTGCATCTGTACAAATGTAAGTTGTTCCGTTATCTAAAGTCCAAAATGAACCGACTTTAAAGCGCAAAGTAACATCAAAGCTAGAATCAGGAACTAAATCAAATCCATTACTTGAATTACGAATAAATCCGCTTTGATCAAATACGTGTCTAAATCCATTTTGCCACATATCCTCGTATTGATTAGAGCATATACGAGAAATACCACCATCACCACCAAAATCGTAAGTTCCCTTTTTTAGTAAAGAAGTATTTTCTAATTCAATCGCATCGGCATTATTTACAAGTATATTTTCGCCTCCAGTTGTATTTCCTAAATCTAAAGTTTGTGCTAGTGTTTGAGAACCGCCTCCGCCGCCGCTTGTGCGTGTTACATTAACCTCGATAATATTAGGGTTAACCGTAATATCAACAACATCAATCGTTTCGTTAATTACTATATCTACTGCCATTATCTTGAAATATCGTCGTTAATAATAAACAATCCACTAATCCACGTTACAACCGTATCGTCCGCTAAAGTTATCTGTATATCGTATTGATAAGTGCACGCAGGAATATTTATAATTTGCTCATCAATTTGAAAATCCCCACCAACTGCATCGGTTATCGTTAAATCGGGAGTTAATGCAATAACGCCTCCCGCCTCTTTTCGAAGTTGCATCAAAATAACTGCACCCGTTAAATCGAGATCAACGTTATTTACCTTTATGTTTATCGGTGTTTGGTAAAATGTATCCCCTCGTTTGTGCGTGAAATTTACTGTTTTCATTTGATAAATACTTTTGTAATTTTTTTATATTGTCCTCTGTTCTTTTGTCTACTTTTCTCATTTTAAAAATAGTTGTTATTCGGATCTAAAAAGTACCATCTATTTAAAATACTACTTTTGTTGTAAACTGGAGGCACGATTTGACTATCTGCGCTTAAATATTCTGGTAATTCGTTAAGCATTAACCATCGCTCTAACCTACCTTGATACATTTCGGCTTTTAATCTTTGGTTATTTACTAAATAATCTACTTCCGTTTTATCAACTGCCGCAGTGTTTTCGGGTTGTGTTTTATAAATCCCGTTATTAGTAATCTTATAAGCACCCACCAAAAGATATTCTACTGCGCTCTGATGTATTAAAAATGGTTTTATATAATCATCAAACAAAGTAAGATATAAACCGCTTAAATCGTCATTTCCGAAGTCAACATCAATTTTATTAAATAGTGTTTCACCTAAAATTTCCTCCAATCGTGTGCGTTGTGCATCTGCTATACAAGGGATATATAAATCAATATCAATATTGCCACCGAGTAAGGTGTTTTTTGTCAGTTCATTTTCTCTAAGCCAAATATTCATAATACTTTTTTTTGTAGGTTACATATCGTGAGGCGCGATATAGACTTTTTGTGGGTTGGTTGGTGCTATCTCTCCCGCTTTTCTTACATCTGCTGGAGTTGATGGTTGTGCCGCGGTATTTTTCCCCGTTCCAATTTTTCTGTACATCTCACGTACCCAAAAATGTTTGCACGTTCCAAAAGGGAAAGCATCTGAAAGTAAACCTCCACCTTTCCAAAGGAATATATCGTAAGGCTTATTTGGATCAGGTCGCATTCCAAATCCAGGATTGACATTTCTTTGGCTCATTAACTCGATGTCCTCTTTTCTGTAAAGTTTTTTTGCTTTCATCATTGCCTTACAAAACTCTCGTTCTGGATTTGGGTTGCCGCTATATCTGTAACGTGTAATGTATAACTTTGTGTCTTGCTCGGAAACGCTTTTAGTTCGTGCAGTTCCAGTGCTAACCGCTTCCATTGCAACGTTCATCAATTTAACGGTTGTTGCGTTTAACCTTTCCATCTCGGCATCTCTCTCCTTTTCTTTATCGTAGTCAACTGGATCGGAACTAACCAACTCCCACTCGTTTAAATCTATGTCCTCTCCTAAATCTGAAAAGTCGTGTGAGGATAATTGCGTAACTGCTGCGCTTTGTTGCGTGAATAACGCCTGCGCCACGCTTGCAGGAATGTTTAAGAATTGAACTAGGAAAACTATCGCTTGTTCGGTAGTCAAAATGCCCTCTTTTACCTTTGCAAAAATATCAATCGCACTAGCAATCTGCGCCCCGTTGTAAGAAACCGCAGCATCCGAACTACCTTTGTCGGTTTGGTCTAAAACATTTGCAGCAACCTGCTCACTTCTCAAACTTTCAAATTGTAAATCTAAACTAATACCGTTTGCCGCTAGTATTTCCATCAAACCATCCAAAATAATTTCTTGCTTTGGTGTTATAACGTTAATCATTAACTCGGCAAATCCGACTTTTATCTCCTCAGCGTTTGAACTAAATCCGCTTGCCTCTTTAATACCTACCAACATAGGAGAAGTAAGTTTGTGAGCGGTGCAAAGTTGTTGCCTAGCTTCAGCAGTTAGGTACTCATATTGTTTGTGCGCCTCGCTAACTTCCAAAGCGGTTATTGTAATCTCACTATCTTTGTTGTCGTTCCAATTTAAAAAGAAATTCCCAGCTTTATTTGAACCTGTTAAATTCTCTCTAATTCTCCGAGTGCTTTCCATTATTTCAATCTCACTGGCTTGAACTCCAGCGTTCATATTTATAATATACCCAAAAGATAAACCGTTTTGTATATGCTTAATACAATAGTTTTGAAATTCCTCCTCAAATTTTGCCCAACTTAAACCACTTACATAACTAGGGTTAGAATAGTAAAATTGTCCGACTTGGTAATCTCTAATAATATAAATTTCTGAACGCTCTCCGCCACCGCTTCCAAAACCAAAAGCATCATAACGCTCGGGCTTGTATTTTTGCACATTTGAAAAATCATAAGAATACCAATATCCAGTAATATCGCCATCCTCGTTGGCTACTTCGGGAGCAACCCTTTCTTTGGCAATATGGTAAACTTTTCGGACTTCATTATTCAAGTATTTTACTTCAACCGAAGCCTCGCCAAACATTTCAAAATCTTTACAAATTTTTCTTAATTCCTTTTTATCAAATATGGTGTTTAATGCGCTCCACTCCTTTGGCTTAGTTAACTTTTCGTTGGAATTAATCCCTTTTCCGTAAATGAAATTGGCATAACTATCAATGATTGCACTATTTGTAGTTGATCCGTTGTAAGCATCAATAATCGTTTTGTAAAATTCGTTATTTCGCCCATTCAATACCCACTTTTTGCCCTGAACTTCTTTAATTTCTGGGCGAATGTAGTTTGATAATTGAATTTCGAATACTCTTTGCGTTGGTTTATTAGCCATTTTTATACTTTTAAAATCCCGTTATTCATTTCATAGTTTTCTAGATCTGTTTGAGCAGTAACATAAGCCTTGCCTCTGTACGTAATTGCGTCATTTTCGAGTATTGTACACTCAAAACTCTGCCCCTCGATGGTCTGAAAATCCGAAAATGTGATTATTAATTGAAAGTTTTGATAAAAAACATTATCATATTCGATTGAATAGGTAATATTTTTAAGTTCATCACGTAAATTAAAGACAATTTCCCCACCATTATAGTAAGATGGAATACATTTAAACGTGTGATTTGTTGCTACTGAAAAGACTATCATACTAATAAGACTAAAATATATCGATTTGTAACAAAAAACCCATCAATTAAGATGGGTTTAAGTAGTAAGTTAAGCTAAAATTTAAGAAACAACAGTTGCAGATACAAAAGTTAACAATTCAGCTTTTGTGGTATTATCTAAAAATGGAGATAATGAACCCTCTTCAGCAGCTACTGTCAAAGTGTAACCTGATAAATCTCCACCCGCTGCTCCTGTTACTTTTGTACAGTTGCTCATCGTTCCGTTAGTCAATCCAACTAAGTGAATATTACCGTTGTAATCTTCAACAAATACAAAAGGTCTGCCTTGGCAAATTAATTGTACTTGCGCTTGTAAGTCTGCCGCCAATTTTGGAAGCGTAACCGCCAAAGATTGAGCAACTAAATAAGTTCCGTTATCTTCTGAACTTGTGCCAGTTTCTGTTAATGCGTTGGTAGTTGCTTTTACTTCATATTTAAAAACTTCGTCTAAAGTTCCCAAATCGGTAACCGCTTGCGCAGCTACTACAAAACCATAAGAATCGTAATTCGCAAAGTATAGGTTTTTGATTCCCCCTCTTTGGTTCTTACAATTATTTAAAAGCCTCCCCGCTGTGATAGGACAATATGCCATAATAATATATTTTAAAATAAGGGCGGTAACTAAACCGCCCTAGTTACTTCTTATCCTCCGTAAAGTACTCCTTTTGTAGCTTGACCAACGTTAGCTGCCAATGTGTAGATTGATCTTACAAATTGAACATCGCCATCGTTTACCAATTTACCTACTTCAAATCTGTTTACGTCATCAAGTAAATCTGTATTCCAAGATACTGCCGCTTTTCTTTGAGCGTAAGCCATCAAGTTGTTAGGTGCAGGTACAAATAACAATTCAACTCCGTTGTAGTAAACTTTTGCAGTATTGAAGTTATCGCCAGTAATTGCAAAGTTTACTTGTTGTGCAGCACCAACCGCATTGTTAGCGTTGTAGCAAAGTTGTTTCCACGCTCTAGGGCAGTAGATAACTGTTGGGCTAACTGTATCTTCTAAGTTTTCAGCAGGAATAGCAGCAAAGATTTTCGCCATTTCTCCTGCAATATTTGCAGCAGTAACCGTTGTTCCAGTTACTTTGATATAACCACCAACCGCAGCGTTATCGTAAAGTACTTTTGCAAATACCCCATCTACTAAGCCAGCAGTTAAGGCAGCAACCGCAGTTTGTGTTGCAGCAGTCATTGAACCTTGTCCTGATCCTGGAGTTAATGCAGCGATTGCGGTTTTTGTTGTGCTTGTAATACCACCCCAAAAAATGTTTTCAGCATCTTGTGAAACGTTTGGTCCTACCATTGCCAAAACAGTTGAAGCAAACTCGCTTGATTCGATGTTAAACGCTCCAGGATTCATTGAACGGTTAAATCTAGATGAACGCAAAGCCTCTTGTAAGAATGTTTGCTTGTACTCTAATTTTGTAGGTGTGATTGTACGGTCTGTAATGTTGATTGATCCGCTTGAACTCAAAGCACTTCCTGTATAAAGTTGTGCTGTTACGTCAACTCCAGCCTCTGTAAAGATTGTACCTGCTTTGATGTTGTCGTTAAATGTTACGTACCCATCGCTAATAGTTTTATTTGCGAATAATACTTCCTCAAGGATTGGTTCTACTGCAACCCCTCTAATGTCTACTGGTGTATAGCTTATTGCCATTTTTTTTAGTTTTTAGTTGTTATTTTAATTGTTTTTTGATTTCTCTGTGTCGCTCCAAAGCTGTCATCGCCTCGAAAGGTTTTGATTCTTTAACCTCTGGTTTTGCTTTTGTGCTTGCGCTAAGTTGGATTTCTTTAGCTTCTGAAATTTCGGCTTTCAATTCAACTTTCAAGTCATTCATTTGTTTAGCCACTTCCGAAGAAAGGTTCATTACGATTGTTTTGATTAACGCCTCAAATTTTGCATCGTTACTCATTTCCACTTCTTCAGCTTCCATTTCCTTAACTCTGATTTCAGCGATAATTCCCGCTTCTGTAATTATCAAAACGTTTCCGTCTTCTAATTCGTGTTCGCCAACTGGAGCAGGAGTAGTCGTGCCATCTTCGGCTACAATAACAACCTCTTGACCAGCTTCAAAACTCTCTGCCTCTAAAACTGTAACTCCATCGCTAAGTTTCATTTGGGCTAGTTTTACATCCACCACTTCGGGTGCTGGGTTATCGCTCGATAATTTTATCGCTGCAAACCCCTCTTTAATTGCATTTGCAATCGCTTCTAGATTCATATAGTTAGTATTTAAATTAATTTTCTCTAATCCGAATTTTGTACCATCGATTGAAAAGCCTTTAACTTTTCCAGTTTTAATATAATCGTTCCAAACCTCGTCATTGTTTATTTTTTGCATTCCGTACAAAGTTCCAATCGGGTGCTTAAATCCGTATAAAACCGACTTATCGTGTACGTCGTCCTCCTTTATCCACGTTTCGGTAAATGTTACATCCTCAATAAATTTCCCATCGTGTTCAATGGTTGAATTATTTTGAAATCCATTTTTAATGAACTTTTCGTGAATTTCTGCAATCGTTTCTGCTTCAAACATAATGTTAAAAGGCTCCCCTCCATCGGGATCGTTTCTCATTATTAGTTGGTTTGGAATTAATACCGGCCCAACTACAATTCTTTTCTCCTCATTTGCCGTTGTAAGTTGTATATCTGTTTGCTCTGCACTAAGTGAAATAAAAAGTTCCTTTGTGGCTGGATCATCCACTAGAGAAATTGCGTAAATTCCGCTTTCATCATTTTCGTTTAATACTACTTTGTACGTTTGCATATCTTTAAGACTGAATTAAATTATTTTGTTATAAACTTTTATCCTAGAGAGGCGTTTCGAATGATGTTACGATCTAGTGATTGCCCAGTTGTAACATCGCTCGGAACTACGTAAGCCTTAACGGGCGTTTGTTCATTCGTTGCCATTATACCAGCTAATTGATTGACTCCGCTATTACCTACGACGTTGAATTGTGGTGCGCTTGATGCGCCTCCTCCACTTGGAACGTTACCACCACCGCCTCCGCCTCCAGGAACTTTTACTGATAATATCTTTTTAACGTTTGCTAATCCCGATGCAACTGCCACCCCTGCCGCAATACCTCCCAATGCTGGTCCAACTACTGGAATACCTGCAAGAGATTTATAAGCTGCGGTTGCACTTTGATAAGTATCGATTGTTGTTGCCGCTATTGCCAACGCTTTTCCTGCTCCGGTTGCCTCTCCTAACAATGAGGCAGCTTGTTTTAAAGTGTTTGCCCCTGCTGCTAAATATTGCTCACGTGCTTGCGCTTTTTCTTTTTCAATCTGCTCTTGAGATTTTGCATTTTCTTTTTTGTTTGCGGTGTCGGCATCCTCTAATGCTTTTTTGTCTGTATAAAATTTAGCATCTAGCAATAAAGTTGATTGATGAGCAGCTTCTAAAATTGCTCGTTCCTCATCGTATTTTTTTTGTAACCTTTGTGCAGGAGTCAGCGCATTGTCTTTTAAACCTTGTTGAATTTCATCTGCTTTCTTTTTAACCTCTGCCTCTTTGTCTAATCTGTTCTGCTCTAATTTATTTATTAAACCTTGCAATTCTTCGGCATCTTTTAAATAATCTTCACGTTCTTTTTTGCGTTTTTCCTTTTCTTTTTCGGATTTTTTATCTGCTGCCTCATTCGCTTTGTCATTTGCCTTTCTAGTTGCATCTGTTTGCTCCTGCAATTCAGCAGCCCTATTATCAATTAGTAATTTTCTTCTATTTATTAATGCTGTCTTTGCCGCTTCGTTTGCATCGTTAAATTCTTTTAATGCGTTCTTTGCTAATGTCTTTTGAGATTCGCTCGCATCCTCTAAATTAGCAACTCGGATCGCTTCAATCGCAATCGCTCTCAAAGTTTGTGCATTGGCTATTTTCTGCGCTACTTCTTGATTGGCTAACTCAACAGATAATTTTCTAATTTCATCCGCACTTTTGCCCGAAGCCTTTGCCATTTTAAGTTGCGCATCTCTAGATAAATCCGCTTCGATTGTTGCATTTTTTTGCGCTTCAACTTGATTTTTTAATTCTTTGCCTAATGCCTTGTGCGCCTGCTCGGATCTTTTTGTTTCCTCTGAACTAGCTTGAAACATTTTTACAAGTGCATAACCCGCAGCAATTAAAGCGGTAACTGCAACCACAACCGCCCCAATCGGATTGGCTGCCATAACCGCATTAAAAACCGCCTGCGCTGCGGTGCTTATTCTTTGAACAATAGTATAGGATTTTACTACTGCGCCCAACTGTTTAAAACTATCTACGCTTTCTCCAATAGTTTGTAAACCTTGCGACAAAGCCATAGCAGCTTGCACCTTTAAAAGTGTTTTTTCAACTTCTTTTGATTCAGTACCTAGTAAAGCCATACCTCCTTGCACAACAGCAAATCCACCAGCCACTCCAGCAAGAGAAGCCGATAAAGATTTGAATTTTGCATCCGGATTAAATGCATCGGTTAACGCTTTTGCATCTGCTATTCTATCCTTTAATTGACCCGCTCTTTTAGCCGCTTCAACAGCTTCTCGACTTGTCGCTCCAAACTTTTCAGATAATGCCGCTACATCCGCCTGCGCTTGTCTTAATTGGCTGCGTAATGATCCGACCGCCTCGTCTGCATTGCCTTGTACTTTTATATCAATTACTTTCTCTATTGCCATCTCGATAATTTTTTAAATAATTCCCAATTATTTGTATATTGATATTTTCCCTTTGCAATTTCGATTGTCTCGTTGCCTTTATAGTCCTCTGCTATTTGTAGCATTTCTAGTATTTGTTTAAGCATATTGATTGATTTGGATTGAAATAGTTGTTGAAACTGCGCCTTTAAAGTACTCTAGTAATACATTGTCAGTTCGATTAACGCCAGTTGTATTTGCTGGAACTGCAACATTTAAAAGTCCATCTTTGTATTGATTTCCACCGCTTGAATAAGTCCCTGCTAGGAAACCAGCCGCAGCTTTTGACCGCCACAAATCGAAGTCTTTTATAAATACCTGCAATTCTATTGATTGCGCTGTATTGTCAAGTGTCATCGTTTGAATGTTTGTCAATCGTAGTATTTCGCTGCCCTCTTGTTGTGCTTCGCTATTATCTAAAATCAACTCAAAGGAAGTTTCGCCAGTAGTTAATTCGGGAGTCATTGTATTAATTATGTACCTTTTATTTGATATAATTAATTTATCTTTT